AAAGCAAATGTAAAGTACTGTGTTCCAGTGTCGCCACTTCTATCTGGACCTGCTGGTAAGTAACCTGTGCTGTAATCTGTTACATCATATTTGATTACACCCAATCTAACTGTTGCTTCTTTAGTTCCACTAACACCTGGATCTGCACTTTCAGTGTATGGACTGTTTGTGTAGAAGTTTGTTGAGTTAGTATAACTCGGAGTATCTGTTGTTGCTGCACTAAAATCAAAAATACGCACACCGTCATCATCAAAGCCAGCACCTAAACTGTCGCTTACTGCAATAGCAATCTCACTGATACCACTTTGTGCTGCAGTGTGTACCTGCAGTTTAGTAGGCAGTTCTGTATAACCGCTAATGCCATTTACATTTCTTGCTCTTGCTTTGATAGTTTCAACTGTGCGTACACTGCTAGTTGTAATCGGAACACTTAAATCTCCGATTGCATATGCACTGCTTGTGCCAACATTTACTGTTGGTATACCGCCTGATAGCATTGTTGATGAGCCATCAATATCACTGTAACTATAGTCATTTGCGTTACTAGCATTACTGCTTGTGCCTTCTGCGTTTGTGCCACTATCTACTTCAACAATGTTTGTTTGGTTTGTGTATGCTTGTCCAACAAGATCGTTAATGGTCATGCCAGTAATGTTTACAGTTGGACTGCCAGTGTTGTAATAAGGTATGCCACTAACATATCTGTATGTTCCGTTAGTGCCAGCACTCAATGATCCAACAGTACCAAATGTAGGCGTTGCGGTCATATCATCTTTAAGCACATGCACATAGTTTGTATTGCCTGTGGCATCATGTGTGAGTCTTTGCGCACTTAGTCCTGTGCTATATCCACTCAGTGCTTTTGTAATCCTAGCACTTGATACCAAATATAATCTCTGTGGGTAACTACTGTCTACTGTGTCATAGTCAACATTGCTGGTTACAACAAGACTTGTAAATGTTCCTGTTTCACCTTCTGCCGCAGTAAATGTTTTTGTTCCATCATTGACTGCGTTGATTTCTGCAGCAAGTGTACCACTTGCACCATTATAGAAGTTACTTGCTACACTGGTATCAATAGTGCCACTGGTATAGCGTCTAGCAGTTGTTGTGCTTAAATCTGCACCTGCAGACACTGTGGTTGCGCTACCTGTGTTATCTGTAAATCCACTTGCTAGTCTTGGCAATGTGCCTTGTGTGCTGTCACTGAGTGTAATAGTTTTTGCACTTAAACTTGCTGGAGCACCAGGTGTTGCTTTTAGGTTAAATGTAATGCCAGTGTCTGTGTCTGTTTGTGCAGTAATGTCTGGTGTACCATTTGCTGTAAATGATAGGTTATAAGTTGATGTGCCTTCGCCTGCATAGTCGTGATCAAGTGTTGCGCCGATACTACCCGCTGCACTACCATCTTCTGTTACACTATCATTGCTGCTACTATCGCCCCAGTCGTATACATAGTCATCTGCATTTTGCGAAGTGTTAGTTGCACGAACCAGCGCACGGTTTACACCATCCAAGTCAGTAAAGTCATAGATTGTGTACTGATTATCGCTGCTTCCGGTATTAACTGTGATTGCAGTTGCAGCAATGTTTGCTCTAACGTCTGGCTCAACATGCACAGTAAATGTGCTGCTGATAAATGGTGAACTTGTATGGTTACTGATAACACGCAAGTTGCCTGTGTAGTCCTGCGCAACGCCATTTGCTTGATCGCTTGAACTTAGTGCGTATGTGTGATTGATAGTTCCGCCTGTGTCACCTGCCGCGCCGCTGCCTACATTAACTGTTGTATTGCTTGTGCCATCACCCCACTGGTACTGATACTGTAGTCCATATGTGCTGTAACTGCCAATAGTGCTTTCTGTTGTATTTGTAAATGTAACAACATGTCCACTACTGCTTTCTTCGTTTACGCCACTGTTATCATTTAATGTGACACTTGGTGTATGTGTGTCATATAGTTTATATGTGTTTGTAGTGTTAACTGGAATAACTGAAGGATCTGCAGTATCCATTGTATCCAATGTTAAACGCACTGTGAAACTTTGTTCTGTTTCTGATGCTGTGTCAAATGTATGTGCTAGTCTTGCACCAGATTGCGAACCTGCATCTACATCATTGCTTACAACACTGTCGCTTTGAGTATCGCCCCAATCCCATGTCCATTGTATTGTTGCACCAGCTATGTCAGTGTTAGTACTGTTGTTTTGGAAGTATACTGTTGCGCCATCATCCCAGGTAGTAATAGGACTGCCGCCTGAACTTGCTGCGTATGCTGCAAATGCTACACTAGGATTTGGTGTGTATACACTAATATAATCTGTTCTTGTAAATGTAGCACTACTGCCTGTGCCACTACCGCCAGTATTACTTGCTGTTACTGTAATGCTGTGAGGGCTGTCTGCATAGTTTGTGTATGTATGACTTGGGCTAGTGCTTGATGTTGTTGTGTTACTTGTGCCATCACCCCAATCAATCACATATTGGTTTGCAGTTCCAGTTGCACTAATACTAAGTGTAGTACTAAATCCACTGCCGCCTGTTGTTGTGCTTGCTGTAAATGTAACCGCTTTAACAAATGTATTGTTACGAATGTTTTCTGTTACTTCGTTTAGATCATCAATAGCATCAGTAACTTTTGTGCTGGTTGTCCAACCTTGATATGCGCCATCTGTGGTTAAACTTCCGTCAGTTGGAGTGCTTAGTGCAACCAACATACCGTTAACTCCGCCGCCCGTGACTTGTGCGTCTACATATGCTTTGATACTTTGTTGTGTAGCAAGTGCTGTTGCACTATCGCTGTTAAGATCATCTTCGTCAAGGATACTACTTGCCGCAACGCCACTTTGCAGTGTTAAACTGCCATTAATAGTTGTGTTTGCAATAATATCAACAACACCAGTACCATTTGCATCCAGTGTAAGATTAGCATTACTCACTGAACTTTCAATCTTGTTTCCAGCAATAGTAATCTGATCAAGGCTAAGTGTGCCACTAGTGATAGCAGTATCACCAATAACGTTTAATTTGCTGGAAGGAGTTGTTGTTCCAATACCAATACGACCATTGGCATAATCTATCGCAAGTGTATCAGTGTTAAATGTGAGATTACTATCACGTTCTAGATTTGCTCTAAGGGCCTTGCCCCCAATACGACTTATAGCCATAAACTCATAACTCCGCTATCTTGCGATCACCTACTAACATCCGAGGTGACAGGGTGGTGTTAAGTGTATTTATGCTTTAGGCTGGAGCGTTAGAATCTAGTCCGTGAATAACAGTAATAGTTTCTGCATTACCTGGAGGACTTGTAAATGTAATAGTTGTTCCACTTAATGTATAAGCACTTGCTGGATTTTGATAAACGTTGCCAACTGCAACAACAATACGCTGTGTCTGATCACTAGTAACACTAGTACTCATTGTAAATGCAGTTGTTGTGCCATCACCAGTAAAACTATCCTGTGTAATACTTGATGTGCCTTCTTTAGCAACTGCTTTAAACTCTGTGCCGTTATACACTTCTAGTTTAACTGTGTCTGTGTTAAATCTTAAATCACCTGCAACTGGGCTGGTACTGCGTTCAGCCGTGCTTCCTGCAGGAACACCAATTGATGCTGCAGCAGACTGCGTAGATCTTGGATTTTTAACTGATCTTCCCATTAGATGCTCACATAACTAATTGTCATTACTGTTACACTGCCAGTGTCGTCTTTTGCAGCAATAAAATCACCATTGCCTAGCACCGTTTTTTCTGTGTCAATAATATATGTATCTGTTGCAGCAATGTTAAGAGTTTTGTAAGCAATAGTACTGTCACTTGCAGTACCGCCACTTGGTACAATGCAAATGTCTACATTTATCGCACCTGCACTTGTATTACAAAGGTGCATAGTTGTTATTGCACTATCGCCGCTGCTTGTATATTGTGTTGCATAACTTGTGGTTAATACTGCTTGTGCTAAAGCCATTTTCTATTCCTTTAAAAAATTAATCCAAATACGATGGCTTTTGTTTTACTAACTAGTTCACCAGTCGTGCTACCATCTACAAAATGCACACCTGATCCGCCACCTGTTGTTGCTGCAGCATACAATATTGAAGCGCCGCTAATACTACTAGGTTGACTTGCATCTGTTAACACAACATTACTGTCTGATGTTATAGAACCTGTTATATCAATATTACCAGTTCCAGTAATATCATTGCTGTTCATATCCAAGTTGCCGCCAAGTTGCGGAGTTGTATCTTCTACAACGTTTGCAATACTACTGCCACCTGATGATGTTGCAATAGTAGTAAACGTTGAACCGCCATCATAACTAATTCTAAAAGTATCTGTGCTTTCATCGAACACTAACCAAGCGTTGTCTACACTGCCGCGTTCAACTTCAATGCCACTGTATACACCAGTAACACCTGCGCCCGATTCACCTTTGTTTAGAACAATCTGTCTGTCAGTGATTTCAGTGTTAGTTGTTTCAACAGTAGTAGTTGTACCAGTGATAGTTAAGTTGCCAGTAACAGTTAATGCACTATCAACTGTAGTGCCACCTGTTGCTGCAATGGTATATGCACCCGATACTTTTTTAGTTTGACTCATTGTTTAAATTCCTGCTTATAGATTATTTATCACTTGCGCAAACTCAGGCAAATACATAGTTCTAAAGTTCGTGTGTTTTAACCAACGATCACTGGTAAACTCATGCAATGGATTAACATGCACTATGTTTTTACCGGGATACTGCGTTAACAGCGATTCAATCTGAATCTCCCAACTACCCCATGGTGTTGGCGCACTGTCTTTGCTTTTGTAATGTTCAGTGCCAGCATATATGTTGTTTATAAAGTTATGCTGTCCTTTAAGATCAAATCCAATTAAGAAAATGTACTGTGCATCACTCAAACAAGCAAGCCCGCATGCAGCAGGGCCGCTGCTAAAATCATGTATGCTTCGTGGCAATGTTCTAGCACCACTGTGTTCAATTACATACTGTTTGCGTGTATAGTGCTGGCGTCTTTTACTGTATCCACAGAGTTGTATTTCTTGTGCCATGCCAGCATCTGTGCTTACTAACACAGTGGGCTCAAACTCTTGATATATTCTATTGCAGCCATAGACTTTTCCTCGCTCGAGCAATTCTTCTGGAACTACCTCTAAGCGTGTTACGCCATTACCCAATATAAATGCAAATTCAATCATGTCAATAAAAAAGGTTACAGTGTATTATAACTGTAACCTCTCTATTAGTCAACTGCAAAAATTATGCTGTTACAATTTGAACACTTACATCTTCTACTGCACTTGTTTGGTCATCGACCCATAGCGCACGAGCACCTGTTGCAAACTGTGTACTATCAATGTTTTCTAATGTTACATAGTTTGATGTAAGTTTAGTTACATATGCTGTGTTACCTTCACTGTCTGTTGCGACTAGTGAACACTGCCCTGCTGCAAGTGAGCCACTTGCTACTGCAACTAACTGACAAGTTTCTGTGCCATCACTTGTAGTGACGCGAAACTTTTTAGTTCCTTTTTGAATTACTTCTGTGGTAACGTTTGCACTGCCGCCAGTTACAAATGCCTGCATTGTTATCTGCTGACCTGTTCCGCCACTTGCGCCAATTGCGCCAACGTGGAAGTTACCATCTACTGTTTCTGCTCTTCTTAGTGGTCTACCCATTTGTTTTCTCCTTCAAGAAGTCCAATCCTAGTTCTCCTAGGTACGGGGTGGTATCCCCATAAACTAACTTTGCGCTAGTAGTGTATTTACCAAAAAAACAGGACCCGAAGGTCCTGTTTCTATTATAATCTCGTAAGTTAGACTTATGAGAATGAGATGTTTGACATCGCGACTTCGCCGACATAATCGCCTGCGTTGCCTAGTGAACTTGCTGTGTTTGATAGCTCAACATAACCATAACGTGTCATGAATGATACGACTGGCTCAAATGTGTCTGGATCAAGCACTGTGCCACTTGACATTAGTGGAACGTATGGGCAATAGAACGCTGCCGCATCTGTTTCACTTGAGCCTTTGTAGCCAACAAGTACTGCTGTTGAGTCTGCTGCATATGAATCAACATATACACGCATTGCACCGTTAAGTGTACCTACAAACTTAGTGTTTGTTGGTGCCTCAAATGTGCCTTCTGTTGTGCGAGCAAACGCTGAAGTTGATGCTGACTGAAGAACTGTTAGTGCCTCAGGTGAAACAACTGCAAAGTTACCTGCACCACGACGTGTGCGCTGTGCAATTTTGTTTGCTGTACGGTTGATTAGAACTGCAAGTGCTGCATGCTCGTCACCAACGTATGTTGCTGTACCAGAAACTGCTGCTTGGTTGAAAGTTTCTTCAGTAGCTGCTAGTGAACGTAGTGAACCTAGAACTTCCTGATCAATTTCTGCAGTAATTTCTTGTGCAAGTGCTGCCATGATTTCAGCTTCGACATCAATGCCATGCATTGACTGTGCGTCTTGAGCTGCTTCAAATGTCCAGCGTGCCTGTAGCTTACGAGTTTTTGCTTCAACGCTTTGCTTTAGGATCTGGATTGACAATGCACGACCGCCTGTACCTTCTTTAGCTGCTGTGCTATCTGCTTTACCTGTTGAAAGTGAACCAGAATATGCGTTAGCAATTTTGAATGGTGACAATGCTTCGTCGCCTGCTGTTGTGTCTGTGTTTGACGCTGATGTGTCGTTTGTTGTTTCAGCATAACGTACACGAAGTGTATGAATCTGACCAACTGGACCTTGCATCGGCTGTACACCAACGATTTCGTTAGCGATAACTGTAGGCATAACACGACGGATAACTGGTAGAATTACGCGGTTAAGTGTCGCTACGTTGCCTGCTGCTGAAGCACCTGTTGAAGCTGCCTCTTTCAAGTATTTGCGAGTGTTTTCTAAAACAACACTCATGCTGTTACGGCGATTACCTTCTAGACCTTCAAGAAGTGCATCTTTGGTATCGTCCCAACGGCTCTCTAGTAGTACGTCTGACATTTAAGTCTCCTCTATTGTACTTTATTTTAAGCCAGCAAGTTTGCGGATGTCAACGATGTTATCGTTTCCTTCTTCAACCTGGACTGTTTTTTGTTCTTTATTACCTGTTACTTCAGTACGACTTTCTGTGATAGTTTCTTTCTTTGATTCTTTAATCATTGATTTACCATCTAGTACTGCTGGTAGGTAACGGTCGAAAGCAGTCTGCAACTTTGCAGTCTGTACGCTTTCAAGTAAGTCAGTCATAATCGCTGCCTTATCTTTGTTGAGTGGCTTAAGAAGTGTGTTTAGTGTTTCTTTACGCTCTACACCTTCCTTAATAATAGCAATTTCTTGCTCCTTGCTCTCAACGATTTTAGATTTTTCTTCAAGACTTTCATTGATCTTAGCAACTTCTTCAGCGGCACTGTGTACTGCTGCTTCTAGTTCTTTAATCTTTTGATTTTCATTTAAGTGACTTGCTGAAAATTCTGTAGCAAAAGTTTCGAATAGTTTACGTCCGAAAGTATTTTCTTTTGCGATTTGAATATCTTCTTTAAGTTGAGTCATTTCACCTTTTAGATAGCTGGTTACTGCTTCGTTAACAGCCTTGCTTGTGTGCTTAACAAACTTCTCTTTAAGAGAAGCAAACTGCTCACGAGCTTCTTTAACTAGTCTAACTTTAGTTTCTACAACATCTTGACGATCTTTTTGGAAGTCTGTGATCTCTTCAGAAAGTTGTGATGTAACAAACTCTTCGAGTTTGCCAATCAATTCTTGCTGTTGAATTCTTTCAGACTTTAGTTCCTTAATCTCTTCACTAAGTGTTTTAACTAAAAACTGGTCAAAAGTGCCTGCAGATTCTTGCATTTTTGCAACAAACTTAGCACGGTCTTCAGAGATTTGCTTACGCTCTTCAGCGATTTGCTCTAGCTCTGTAGTAAGACCTTCTGTAACCATACGATCTAAGGCTTCAACCATAGTAGATTTATCATGCTCATAGCGTTGTGCAAACTCCTCGCGAAGTTCTGCAGTAACCTGTGTACGAGTTTCGTTCATCTTTGCTTCCCATTGTTCAGCAATAGCAGAGCGAGTTTCCTCATTCACAAGGTCGCTATCCAATAGTGGTTTGATAGCATCTAGCATTTTGATCTCCTAGATCTTTAAGTCCCTGATAAGACGAATCATTTCCTCTTTCAGGTATTTTTGTACTTTAGCATCGCCGCTTGCTTCGCGAGCCATGTCAAGTACTTTATGTCCACCACGCATATTAAGTAGTCCTTCGTAAATCGCTACTGGATATGCATTTGGTGCACTTGGTTGTGCCACGACATCCACCGTGACAATCTCAAAATCAGCAACTTGACCAGTGGATTCATTAACGTTTCCACTGCCTCTGCTACTAACTCCTAATTTTACTCCACCCTGGATCATTGTTTTCACAAGTTGGCCCATAGGTGTTTCAAGAATCTTCAGCTTACCATATCCGTTAGGTCCATCCATCCACATACTTTCAATCATATGTGATACTCGATCGAGGTTAATTTTTAGATCATCTGGATGGTCAACTTCGCCAAGAACGCTGTTGCCTTCTTTAATTTGCTCGTTGATGGTAGTTACAGCATTAGTAATCTCAGTGACAGGGTAAACACGCTTGTTTGCGTTTTCTACCCCGCCCTGGATACAAATGCCTTTCATGTAGAGATCCTTGCCGCCATGAGAATTCTCTGTTGCTTCATAAACAACATTTGCATCTTTAAACGTTAGGTTTTCTCTCAAGTATAACATAGAAATTATGCTTTACTCATTGTTGCGCCACGTGTGTCGTGTGCGTCAGTTTGTACTGTTGATTTTGGTGTTGGTGCACCTGACTCTTCGCCTGTTGGGTCAACAGCTTTGCCGCCCATGTCGTTTTTGCCAGCTACTGGACCTGTTGATCCATCACCTTGCTCACTAGTTACTGGTGCAGGAGCTTTCTCAGTGTATTCACGAACAAAAGACTCATCTGCCTCTTCTTCTTCACCTTCTTCTTCTTCACCTTCTTCGTCGCCCATATCCATGTCCATTTCTGGCTCCATGTCCATTGCGTCGTCGTCAGCAGCATCGTCACCACCCATTAGTGCTTCAAATTCTGCTTTCAATTCGTCAAGTGCGTCTTCTAGGTCAACAACACGGTCTTCAATTTCTTCTTCCGCATCGTCATCTTCCATTGAAAGACCTTCTTCGTCTGCTTCGATGTCGTCGATCATATCGTCTGCTGCATCGCCACCTAGCTCTGCTTCATCAAAGTCTGACTCTTCAATTTCTTCTGCTTCTTCAACTGCATCTTCGTCTACTTCTGCAGTTTCTTCAACTTGATCCTCATCTGTGAGACTCTCATAGATGTCACGTGACTTTTCAACCACGATCTCATGGAACAAATCTTTTGCCGCTGCTTCATCTTCTGCGATGAATAGCTCAATCAATTGCTCAAATTTGTTTGTCATTTGTATAACTCCTATATTCATAAGGCATTTGTAGTTTTATTTAGTGTTTATAAAACTGTATAGGTTAAATGCATACTTTTTGAGCCAAAAAGTAGACTATAGGATTTTTTTGGGATTATTCTGCTGCAGCAGGTGCAAATTGGCGTCTAATCTCTTTGATAGACTCTTGGTATTCTGCTGCTTTAAGATCACTAAGTTTACGCAGTTTACTCAACTGTTCTAGTGTCAAACGAGTTTTGCGGGTATCAGTTTTCATAGCCGCTGTGCTATCTTGATACTGTGGTTCTTCTTTATCCTCAGCATGTGCTTCAACAGGTGACGCATTGCCTACTTCTCGTGTAGGAGTATTAGGATTTTTACTCATCATATCAACTCTTGCTGATACTTGTGTAAATGCTGGTGCTTCTAATTCAAATAATAACATGCAATTATTTATCCTATCCTCTGCGTCTAATCCTAGTTCTAGGATATATTACTCCTGTTGTAGGCTTAGTGTTTACGTCTTTGTTGTATGTGTTGAACGCCATGTTACCTGACGTTGCTCTATGATTCTTCCATAGTGCTATTCTATCAATGTTTGAACCGTCCGTACTTACTCTTGTACTTACATCTACATCTATTGCGTCTGCTGTGTCCGCCATCAAT